CGGAGTCCACGGACGAAGAACAGGGATGGGTTTGATGCGGTATTCTTGTAAAATCCAATCCCAATTAGGAATATGTGATGTTTGCCACTTTCCGGCAAACAAGACCTGCACTTCCTTCCCATCCACAAACGCCTGCATGACGCGGATGGCTTCGATTGTTTGTTCGCGGTTCATTCCTCCCCTTTCCCACTAACAGACACCATAACCGCCACTACCACGGTGATTGCCACCGAAATAATTGCCAGTGTCGCTATGATGTCGCTCATTTGATTTCCTTCCGCTTGTGCATTTCTTTTCCGTGTGCCAGCACCTGGTCGATTCGATTCATCGGGCACCGGATTACGGTTGCGATATTCTGCTTCGAGATGCCGTGCAACGACATCTCCCATGCCCGGAGGCAGGCGTACTGTTCCAGCGGCGATTTTCTGTAGCGTACCTCCGACAACTTTGGGATCGGCCGGCCGTTCGGGGTGAACTGGGTGCCGTGCGGGTAAGACATCAGGCCGCGTGAGACGGCTCTGGCTACCAGATTGGGGGCTTGTTCGAGGAGGTTCATACGCGGACCCCCACTTTGGTTTCCTCGAAGATTCTGGCGTGAGCCAGCTGCCGACATCCGCCTCGGATCTTCTGCAACACGGCAGAGCGCTTCACTGTGATCTCAACCAACTCGGGATGGGCAGCTGCGAACGCGGCCAGGTCGGTGACCTCAAAGTTCCATTCGTCTCGGACGACTGTGCCGGCAGCCTTAACAGGCTGGATCGGCGCCGGAGCAGCTGCGATTCGTGTCGCCGCAGCAGCGGCAGCAGCGCGATCGAACTCGGCACAAGCCCTAGCGCGTTCGGCCGCGATGCGTTGAGCTTCGGTCTCGGCCATCATGGCGTCACGGCGTGCGGCTTGTTCTCGGTTGCGAATTTCTTCCAAGCGCGCCATCTCGGCGACGCGCAGCTTGCGCTCTTCCTCCTGGCGCTTGCGTTCGGCTTCCATGGCCAGCCGGCGTTGCTCGATCTCGTAGTCGGTCAGCAGGCGTTTGAGTCGCGCTTCCTCTGCTAGCACGTCCTTGATGAACTCTTTGGCAGTCGCGTCGATGCGCTGCCCAAGATCCAGCACGGGCGCCTTGGCCTCTTTGCGAGATGTCTCGACGGCCTTAATCAGACTGGCGATTGCGCGGGCAGCGTCAACGGCCGCCCGCTGGTTGCCTGGCGTGGTGACGGCGATAATGGTGGCGGAGTCATCCAGCACATCCTGTCGCATTGTGAATGCGGCGGGAACGATCTGGATGGAGACGGATTCAGTGTTTCGGATTTGGAGGGCATTCATTGGATGATAACCGAGCGCGCTGCGCTCTTAGAAAGGCCGAATCGTTTGCCGAGTTCGGCCCAGGTGTAGGTTGAGTTTTTTGCGTAGGTTTTTCGGATCTCGGCCGCCATGGATAACGTGACAGTCGTGCGGCGCTTGCGCTTGCAGGCGACCGGCTTGGCCATCACGCCCCCAAGGAGGCGAGCAATCTGGTCAGAAGTCAGAGGGGCTGTCATTTTTCAGGATCCAGTTGGGGCTGGAGATGATTCCCGTGCTATCACCGTTGTAGCCCGGCCATGAGTCCGTATCCTCGCAGACCATCCATTGCCTAAGCCACGACTGCCAGGTGCGCGACCCGGCTTCCAAGGACTCGCGATCAAGCTGGTACACGGCCACGGCAAACGGCGCTCGGTCTTCGACACAGACCCACTGCCATTCCCGGGTCTCGCCGGTGATGTCGCGGTAGAGGTCACGGTAGTACGCGGCCTGCACGTCATACCGAAGCTGGCCAATCTGCCGGCGGAACCCGACCCTGCTGGCATCGCGGCACTTCTTGAGATCCACGATCACCGGTGTTTTGTTCGGGAGCCAGTCGATCAGACCCTTGCGCTCGCAGGACTCGAACTCGCCGAAGATCCCGACCTGGGCCTTGCCTGGCTCGGCAAACAGGCGGCCGGCGACCGGGTGCTCGCGAACGGCCTCGACCATGCGCTCGACGGTTTCGATCTCCTCCTGCTTGAACACGGTCACGCCGCGCTCCTTGGTATCGTCGCGCCACGCACGGGCCTCCTTGGTGCGGAATTCCTCGTAGGGGGAAGTCGTGTAGAGGTACGGCGTGCCGAGGACCTTGTGGTCCAGCAGGGAGCCGATGTTCATGGCCTCGGTAGGCTCGCGTTCTTCCTCAAACCCGGCTTCAGCGTGGAGCGGCGAGCGGGCGAACGCCTTGAGCGCAGAGACGTTGATTGCGGGGTGGGAGCGGTACGTGTGTACGTCGATGGGGTGGATGAGTTTCATGGGTGGATCGAATCGGTATTCAGCGGTGCGCCAAGCGGGGTTGAGTTTCACGCAATCGTGTTGGTCTTCTGGAACGCCCGGGCGATGCCCCGCTTGTTCCTAATCACCCAGTTCTGAATCTCCAGCGGTAGGTCACCCACCGTGGGGTAGGTGTCAGCATCGGGCCACCATTCAAGATCGGCGGCGAGCTTCGCCAGTTGCGCGTATGTGATGCCGATCAGGGCTAGCGTGGAATCGGCGGTTTGCTCCGCAGGATCGACTGAAGGCAGCGGTGCCGGGGCGGTGGCCGGCGCAGCTGGAGTCTCAACGGGGGTGGGAGCGGGTTCTACCGGTGCAGGTTCAGGTTGTGGCGCGGGTGCCGGCTTGGGTTCAGTGAACACCGGATCAACAACCGCGATGGCCTCGGGCTCCTTCTTGCGGCGCTGCTTGGGCTCAGGCGGCGTCGGCGTAACGTCCACGACGGACGTGGTGACCGTCGGCTGCACAACCTGATTTGCCTCCGGCGTGTCGTGGATCTCCTCGGCGGTGTGCATGCCAAGCGCGATCTCGGGCGCATAGGCGCGGGTCCAGAACGCAGCGGCGCGGTACTGGAGCATCTGCTCCGGCATGGTCCTCCATTTAGATCCATTCTTGGAATACCATCCCTCGGCCTTGGCCATGGCGATCGTCACTAGGGCCCCGACCAGTTCGAGGTTGCCCTCGCGCTCGACGGCGTAGGCGCGGCATCCCCACTCGTCGGCGCCTTCCTTGCCGACCCAGCGAAACCGCATCGGGGAGAACCGGCCACAGCTGTTGACGGTGGCGATCAGGAACGCGGCAGACCACGTGGGCTTGCCGTGGATGGGAACCATGGACTGCATGACAGCCATGACCGAGGCGCCGATGCGCTGGGATAACTCCAACGCAATGATGCAGTTCCCGAGGTTAGCCTCGCCCCGGTAGGCGTCTGGAACGAGGGTGCTGGACGCAAGGGCCTTGGCCATGCGTTGGACTGAAACGAACGCGTTCTCCGAACTGAACGCGCTGAGAGGTTGCGATTGCTGGGTTGTTGCGACTGGTAGGTTGCTCATACGTGTGTCAACGTATGGCAACTGACGCCGCCTGTCTAGCATTTATCGAACGCTGCGGTCGATTTTTTCTCGGATTCTGGTGCGAATCCGTTCGGTGTCTTGAGAGATAATCTTGATCGCTTGGTCCGGCGTTGCTGCCAGCAGTTGCGGTCCCTTCCGCAACACGTACTCGCGGTACTGCTGACCGACTTCCCGTTGATAACGGTAGAACTCTTCGGGATTCATCTGACGGCGCGTGCCGTTTTCGCTGATCTTTGCAGCTGCCGAAGGTGTAGGCAGAAACACTCCGCGCTCCGACAACGTCGCCAATGTGTTCCAGGCGGGGTCATCCTTTCGGGTTTTGATCCAGCGACTGAACGGATGCTTCATCATTTCCACAGGTTCGCCCAAGACGTTCACCATGGGGCCGGCTCCGATGTCGCGACGAAGCATAGGCACCTGCTGGAGGAAGTACTCTGAGCCCAGTTTGGCTTGGTAATACTGCGGATCGAAGTACGTATCGACCTGCTTGAGGATGTTCGGGATGAACGATCCAGCAAGGCGACCAGCCCAGCGGGACAGGTCTTTGTTGACCAAGTCGTCGGCGTTGTACTTGTACGCGTTGGTCATGCCTACCAGTTCCGTGAAGGCGGAGATTGCAGGCGAGTCGGTCAGCACAAACATACCGGCCTGGGCGGCATCCTTGAACTTTCCGAGGATCGCATCGCGATTCCAGTCCTTCGGGTTGTGCAGCTGGTGATCGCGCAACTCACCGATGGCGGCCAAGCCCATGGCGAACGGCATCTGCCGGTAGCTGATAAACTTGTCTCCGATGCGGATCGAATACGGCTGACGGCCTTGCGCGAGCAACTGGCGTTTCTTGTCTGGATCAAGCGATCGGTACGATCCGGTGATGTCGATGTTGCGATCCTCCTCCTTGTCATCATCACCGAGGAACAAGGCGCCCGCCATGGCCATCAGGGAGGTGCCAATGGATGCCTTCATCAGCAGCAGCTTTCGCTCGTTTTCGCTGATCTGATAACCGAACGGCTGATTGATCCGGCTGGAGTTGCTCAGGTAGTACCGCGTGAATCCCCAAGGCAACCAGTCGATGCTGCTGTTGGTAGCGTTGGCCGCGAACCGCAAGAACGCGAGACCAGTGACCATCTTGACGCCGGGGTATTTCTTCTCGGCTTGATTCAGCCACTGATAGAACAGTCCGACGATTCCAGTCGGGTCCTGCTTGAACGCGGCTTGGCGGGCAAGCTCCTTGGCATCGACCAAGATTTCGGACGGGATTCGGCTTTCGAGGATCTCACGAACACGCTGGTTGATGCGCTCGGCGGGCAGCCCTTCGGACTCAGCCTTATCTTTCGCCAGCTGAACATCCTCCGCAGTTGGAATCAGGAACTTCCGGATCTGCTCCTTGTCTCCACCGCGGGTAATGATCCATGCCTTCATGGCCTCGTAGTTGGAAGTCACGGCCACATGGTCCATGGCGTCCATGAATCGGGACACGAAGCGCAGATTGCTGATTGCCTTGAGTGCTATGTTGTCCGAGTCCTTCAGTGCTTCGAGCGTGCTGGTTGGGCGCTCCGGATCAAAGTTGATGCCACGGAACATCTCGCCCTTGGCAAAGATCGCCGGCACGTCTTTGAACGACCGGCGCAAGCCATCGAGCCACGCAGACGCGATGTAAGGCGCAGAAGTTCCGCTCTGCACAGATGCAAGGCCGGCGTTAATCATGCTGTTGATAATGCCGGTGCCCTGCTCGACAGCCGTAGTCAGACCGGACAACACGGATCCGTACCAGTAATCCATGATGATGTTACGAGCGCGGATACCGCCCTCTCGCTGCATCAGCTGGTACATCTCCTGGATGATTTTGTTTCGGGCGGTGCCACCGGTCCTCTGGGCGCGTTGCGCCATGTCGGAGATTTTCTGGGCGGTCTCTCCATTGATCTGAGCGACCCCAAACTTCGGAGCGATAGCGTTTCGGAACGCATCAGCGGCCGCTTCAGGATTGGTAAGCAGACCGAGGTTAGCCCACTTGATGATCTCCGGGACGGAGTCGTAGATTTTCTTGCGAACCGCTTCCTTGACCTCGGGCAGTTTGACCTGCTTGCGGAACTCGTCGCGAACGATCTTGTTGCGCTCCTTCTCGAAGGCATTGCCGAGGAGGTTGGCGAGTTCAATTTGACCTGCACGGCTCAGCGTCTTGAGGATCGGGTGCTCGCCTATCACGTCGAGCAAGATGCGCTTGTAGTTCCCCTGCTTGTCTAAGCTGGAGGTCATTATGTCCTCCCATGAAACACCAAGCTCTCGGCGAGCCTGCTTGAGTTCGCGGGACACGACGTTGTCAGCGATCGACAGTGTAGACCGGATGTTGGCGATTGCGCGCTTTGAAGCGTCCAGCAACCAGCGCCGGATCTGATCGGATGAAACCTCAGGGAACGGGATTTCCTTCTGACGCTCAGTGATGAGGTTGTAATAGGTCAGCGTAGGGGTCAGGTAGTCGATGTCATTGATCATCGCCCGGCGAGCCTGACCGCTCTGTCCAAAGTCTTGGGCACCACTCTGCGCTGCTACTTCACCGATTTTTCGCAGCAGGTAGACCCACCGCTGTTGCTCAATAGGATTACGAAACGACCCCTGAAGGCGGGCAGCAGTGCGCTCTATCAGTTCGCCAAGGATTGTCTGCTGAAGAGCCGGCGTGATGCCGAACTGAGCGGCTCGGTTTCCGCCAGTGGCAGCGGTGAAAGCCTCTTCGATGTCGTCTCCGTACTGATCGACCCATTCGCGGGCAGCGGCTTTGCGTTCCGCGTTGGTCTCGCGAACGATGCGCCCCTGGAAGAACCCAGCAGACGGGCGACGGCGTTGGCCAGCGGCAGCCCGAGGCGGCTGAACCTCTCGTTGCTCAAACGGACCGGCACCTGGAGTCTCGAATGCGCCTTCGATCAGTTGGCCGATTTCAACCTCGGCAGCGGCGAAGTCCGTGTTTGCAGGAGCGTTTTCGCGCACGTACTCGATCGCAGCTTGGCGCGCTTGAATGATGTCGCGGGTCTTGATGTAGACCGCACGCGCAGCCCGGAGCGCCAGATTGATAACCGCCAGCGGAATGGCAGCCGTGGATTCGTATGAACCCTGTGGGCGGGTCGCTTGGATGGCCCGGTTCAACAGGTTCTCGACCTTGTCGTACATCAACCGACCGAGGTCGGGGTTGATCTGTTCGGCTACGGACATCAGAGACGGCGCATCGGCCGCATCCATCGTGCCTACAAGGAATGATCCCTTCTGAACCAGGTTGTCGGGGAAAAGGCGTTGGACGCTCGGGTTGGACCAGACTGGCCGCAACGCATTGCCGGCCCGGATGCGAACCTCGTACTTGCCACCACCGGCAGGCTTGATGCGAAGTAGTTCAGCTGACTTCGTGCCCTCGCTCTCACCCTTGGCGAAAATCTCGGTGCCACCCCTCAGAAGCGAGATGGCCTCTTCTCTTGGAACCCGGATGTCCTTCACCTTCCGCTCAGGCGTGAAGTTCGCAGGCATCAGGATGCCAGTCTTCCGCTTGCCGGTGTTGGTCGTGTAGATGGTGATTTTCGGACGAACCTCAGATGCGCCACGCGCTCCTTGGAAACCTTTAAGAAGGTTGCCGGTCACGACGTACCGCTGATCGGTTGTCTCTGTTGTGGTCTGCCATTCTTCAGCGGCATTGGATACTTCTTCACCAAGAGACGAAGCGACCTCTGATCCCTCTGACATCGACAGCGGCATGGAGGCACGCGAGCGCACCATGTTGCGCATCAACAGCAGCTGGTGATCGGACGGGCGCGTGAAGTTGCCTGGATCGTTCGACTTGAGCTTTAGCCCAATCGGGACTGCGACGTAGCCGAACTGGTTTTTGAATGCGCGACCGATCTTCTGATATGCCGAGATAACCATCTGGCGGGTTTCCTCGAACGCATCCTTAACGGATTGGATCTGCGCCGGGGTGACCTCCTTGGCTTCCATTGCCGCAACACGTTGCTGCTCGAAGGCACGGCTCTGTTTGAGCCATCCCTCGGCGATAGCCTTTGTTGAAGCGCGGTTTTTGGCAGCCTCTTCGGTTGCAGCATCGTAAGTGGGCGGAGCCTTGGGAGGCTTGATAGAAACCCGCTCCATGACGGAAGGGCCGTCAAACGGGGTCGTTCCAGTTCCCGGAGTGAACTCCGAGGAGTCAACCGTTTTGGCCCGGAGATCATCGACGTTTGCCTTCAGCGGATTCTCGCCAACCTCATCCAGTGCGCGGATGCGGTCAGTGTAGAGTTCTGAGATGTCGCGCCAGAGCTTGGCAGCGTAGTCATCCGGAAGGATTACAAAGTAACCCGTGGCCGATCTGGCGAAGTCGCCGCCTTCGTCGATGCCTTCATCGAGTGCAGGCAGACTGAAGTCCATCTGGTCAACGATCTCAGGATTGGATTTCAGGACGTTGTAGACCACGTCGTCGCCAATCGAGTTGAAGATGTCAGCGACCAAACCCTCGTTTGCGGTGAGATCCGATTCAGTGTCCGCAGACGTGTTGGCATTCAGTGACGCCATCTTGCGCCGCAGCAGCACCATGAACCGATTCTCAGCAGCCAGTGAAGAGGATAGAACCACGTAACGCGGCAGGCTGGTCTGACCGAAACGCATGATGCGCCCGAGCATCTGCATGAAGTCGTTGATGTCCGGGGCAGCCTGGCCGACGACCATCACGCGGCGCCGCTGGTCTTTGAACTTCGGATCAGTATGCGCGCTAGTTCCAGTTGAGCCCGACTTGTTGACCAAGATGGCATCAAGACGGCCGTTGTTGAAGTCGTCCAAGACTACACGTCGATCGCGTTTCTTCCTAGAAGTAGGGGTCGCCTTCCCATCAGGCGTAGTGACGACCTCCGTGTTTCGTCCGGTAATTTCGTCGATGGAATAACCCGCCTGCTGAATGCGGTTTTTGATGAAGTCGATGGGCGAGATCGGCATATCGCCAAAATCAACACCTTCAATTTCATTGCGAATACCCTCGTATTGTTCACGGGCATCATCCGGAAGTTCGTCCGGTGTGATTTTAACCGTGGTCTTCGTGTCGGACCCTTTGTCTCGCACGGTGACCTCAAGCAGTTTGTCCAGCTGGCGAAGCAGTAACCCCTTGTACGAAACATCGTAACCCTCTTTCTTTAGGTTTGCGATCGGGCCTTCCAGCGTGTTGTTGATCGCGATGAACGGCTTTTCATTGCCTTTCAACGTTTCAATCGCTTTTTCAGCAATCGCTTGGGACTTGAGGGACAGAATGTACTGTGTCGAAAGCTGGAACAGAAGGCTTCCGAAATTCGTGGATGAAACGCTAACCTTCTCTTCCGATGCGCGTGTCTGGTTTTCCGCGTTCTCCATCTTCTTGGCGACCTTCGAGACTTTCTTGCTGAAGCGCATAATCTGCTGGAGAAAGTCCGTGTACACATCGGCAAGCTCGCGCTCGCGCTCTGCGTTGTCGGTAGACGTGACGAAATCAAACGGCACGCCTCCCCAGTTCTGCTCACGGCGCACGAACTCGCCGGATTCAGCGAGCATCGAGGTCAAAGCCTGTTGGAGCGCCAAACCGCCGCTGTCCATCAACTCAGTCATTTCGGTCGGACGTAATCCAGCGCGCTGCATCAACGTCTTGAGTGAGTAGAGACCAAGGTTATCAGGTCGCTTAGCAAACGTCGCAGATGCGAAGTATGCGCCCTTCGACTTAGGAAGAATCTGATCGAACCGAATGTTTGTGTCGGAATTTGCGCCAGCTGCAACGTGGGCTTCGTCCAACACGAAGATCGCGTTGGGAGCAATGCGAGAAAGCGCCTGCCAGATCGGACCAAACGGTTTGGCAACGCGCTTGGATTGGCGCTGACGTTTTTGCTTTGGAGTCTCTTTGAATCCTGGAGGAACGTCCGACTTCAGCTGGTCGTAAGTTGTGAATAACGCATTGGTTCCAGCGGGGAGTTCGGATGTATCATTAACCTTCGCTAGTTCCTCACGGGTCTTAGCAACAGTTCTTCGGATCTTCACCGTATCACCAGTAGAGGATAGGTAATCGACTTGGTTGTCTGTGATGTAAGGCCGAATGCTCGTATCTCCGATCGCCGGAAGATCCCGGCCGGCCATGTCAGAATACAGGGTGGGCTTGGCGGTGATGAACACCGGAGTAAGCCCGTTCAGGCGGGCATACCGCAACACGGCAGCGACAGTGCGACCCTTACCCACACCGGTCTGATCCGAGTTAATTAACGCTGAACCGCGTTCGATGTTTCGGATTGCTAATCCAGCAGCGTCAATTTGCGCAGCTGACATCGTCTTGAACAACTGGTCCTTGGTCATTTGCAACCGATTAGCGACGTAGTTGTCGATCGGCATCTTGACCTCGGCTTCTAATTCGCGGAGGGCGCGCTCAGTGGCGTCTGCGATGTTTGAAGGGCTTACCAACCCGGTTTCCGCGTTCTTGCTCTGGCTCTTGTAGGGCTTGGTCCGAGCCTCGGACATCACCTCGGGCTCTGCATCGGTTTCGGGCTCTACTGGAATCTCGGGCTCTGTCGGCACCGTGGCTTGGTCGATGGCATCAATGACGCCAGTGGCCTGGGTTCGATTGAGATCGTCCAACCCTTCGACGGTGTTGGCGGTCTCCTGCCAGATGGCCAGAAGCGATCGCTTGAGCTTATCCCAGATTTCGGGGAGATCAGCGCGCACCTGCGAGGCAAACTCAGCAAACGTGCGGATACCGGCCTTCACGTACAACGCAGCCATGCGGGCGCCGATCACGATGATCTCGGGATCAACGCCCATGCCGACGCCGCCGAGCTTCTCGCGCAGCTGCTTCTTCAGCGCCTCCAGTTGCGCCTGATCTTCCGTCGAGAGCTTTGCCGTTAGTCCGGGCCTTGCGGCAGGCGGATTAACCACAGGTTCAGGCCGTCCACCCTCCACGACTCCAGCTGCTCCTGGTTGTTCGACTGCGGCCGTTGGCTCAACCACTGGTCCAGTTGCCGCTGGTTCACTTGGAGCAACAGGTCGTTGTTCTTGAACACTTGGTACAACTGGTCCGGGTCCAGGAACAGGCTGCTCGACAGGTGCAGGTTCTGCCCGCTGTCCTTGAGGTACGACTTCAGGACGCGCAGGCGCTCCTGGAACGCCTCCGGGTTGTCCTCCACCTCCTGCAACTGTTGGCTCCACAGCTGGGAGATTTCCGACGCCAGTTGCTGCTGGGGTGACAGGGGTTGTGACTTTCGGTTTGCGAGCTTCATTTATCAGGGGTTTGAGTTGTGCCCAGCTGTTGTAAACGCGAGGTGCCGAAACCCACGGACGAACCAATCCTCCTTGGGCAGCGGGAGGTGTTGATCGTTTTCCGTCGATTACCACAATATCAACCGGCCATCCCGCACCCATCTTAGAGTACATCCCCCCGTCGATGGTGAAGAAGTCGGTGACATTGAACCGATTGAACAGGTCAAGGTACTCAGCCCGCTCGTAGGATCTGAGCCGGTTTTCTGGAGTTCCCAGCTTGTTGGACTGCGATCCAGTTTTGGATCCCAAGATCAGCACGGCTTTTCCGTTGGGAGCCATGGCTTCGAGCGTGTTCAGAGCGATGGCGAGGTCGATGCTCGATGTCTGAGCCCGCTTGATGCTGCTTCTGAAAAGCGGGAACGACTCCTTTTGGCCTTCGATGAATCGAGCGCCAAACGGAGGGTTGATAATGACGCGATCCGGCTGAGCCAAATCCAGTGAGTTGAAAAACTCCTGGCTCACCGCATCGAGCCCGGTCGCAGGCTTGCCGATGAAACGCTCCAAGCGGGTGCGGCGATTCGGGTCTAACTCGTTGGCAAGAATGTCCTGCTTGGTCGGATCCGAAGTGACCAGAAGCATTCCGTTGCCGGCAGTCGTCTCGGCCACGCGTTGGCCTCCCTCTACATCCGCCAGAATGCCGGCCAGATAGGCCAACGGAGGCGGCGTGGAATACGCTTGGGCGGTCTTGCTTGCAGCCGTGCGAGTACCCAGCTGCGGCTGTTCCTCGTACCGTTGGGTCAGCTTATCGTAGGTCTCGTTCGGATCCACTCCGGCAGACCGGTCTTCACGAACAGTCTTGGCCGTGGCCTCAACGATCTGCGATTCGAGTTCTTCTTCGGCCGCTTTCTTGGTTGGCTCAACCAGCTTGGGTGCAGGAACCGGGGTTGGTTCGGCAGGGGGAAGCGCAGACGCCGCTGGAGAGATTTCCTCCGGCGGACGGATTAAATCTTCGGGTACGACCGGCGCTTGGGTTTCGGCCCCTGCTCCTTCGGGAGGCCGCCCTCCTTGATCCACTTCTGGCAGTCCCGCTTGGACTTCAGGTTCCGCAACTGGAACTTCAGGTTCCGCAACAACAGGTTCCGGAAGACCCATCTCGCGATGCAGTCCGCGCAATTCTTGAAACTCTTCCGGCTGAATTGTTCCGGACTCAGCCTTCAAACGAAGATCGTCGAGACGGTTGACGTTGATTCCAGGAGCGGGCGCCGGCGGCGCAATAGCCTCCTCGACAGCGGCAGGAATCGTGGGCTCGGGCTGGATTGAAATCGGTCCAGAGGGCGGTCCACCTGCATTGATCCCGCCAAGCTCTTCGGCAATATCCGGAGTCAGCGCATCCTCAATACCGCTGACGGTAGCAGCAGAGTTCGGAAGCGGATTGGCAGGATCAGCGCCAATGGATTCACGAATATCGGCTTCGGTATCAACGATTGTTTGAACGCCATCTCTTACAATGGCAGGTCCTCTTGCAAGACGTTGCTCCTGGAGACTGCGGAGCCTTTGGCCACGGGAAATCTTTCCAGCACCACCGGCGACAAGTCCAACCAGTGTTCCAACGCCTGCACCAACCTCTCCGGACTCAAGGATGCCTTGGCCCAGTTTCTGGTCAGGATTGTAGATTTTCTGAGCGGCCAGATTCTGAAGAAACTGCTCAGACGATTCCTGTGCAGCTTCTTCAAGGCCAGTTCTGATAGCGCCACGAATTACGCGTTTGCCAACAGCGCCAGTCACAAGGCGTTTGATTGCCGGAACGGCGCCCAATGCGCTTTCAGTGATAGCACCTATCGGCGCGGTGGCCATGAGCACTTTGCGCTGCGCCAGCGGCTTTTCAGAACGAAGTCGATTGGCTTCAACCAAATCACCTTTGGCCAACGCGTCTGCAATCTTGGTGTCGTAGAACTGACCTGCCTCTTGCGCGGCATCTTCGCCGGAACTGAGACCGTATGCCAATTGGCCAGCAATTGGTATGGCCGAAACCGGAAGTGATCCAACGCCGCTTGCAATTTGAGTGAGGTAATCCCCCTCGCGCAACGGATTGACCGGAAACGCTTCCGCCGCTCCTGCTTGAAGATTCTGACCAAGCCTGAACGTCGCATCAGTTTCAGTACGTGCCTGAAGTTCTTCGGGAGAAACTGCTTTGGTCCGTTTTTCCCATTCCAAAAGACGGCGTTCGTAGGCCGCCATTCCAGCAGGGCTCTCAGCCTGTGCTGCCGTAATGGTAGGAGGCGGTTCCTCAGACGCTGCACGCGCAAGCCCCATCATCGCGCCGCCGACCATTCGGCCGCCTTCGCGCATCAAGGCTGATCCAGCGGCGGGTAGCGCGCCTTGGTCAAACGTATCGACAAGCTCTTGAAGTTCGTTTTCACCAACGTCATCAGGAACCTCGATCAGTCCGATGTCTTGAATATCAACGAGCTTAGGCATGGTTTATTTGGCTAGGACGAGCTTGCCTGTGACCGGGTCGCGTTGAAAGCGTGCTTTTACGGGAGCGTTGGTAGGTTGAGGTGACGCTTGTTGAGCCAATCGCTCGGCAATTTGCTCGGCTGTCAGCTTCACCTTCATTGGGCCTTGAAGAGTGTCGATTTCGATTTCTCCGGGATATTCTGTCTTTGCGGCCTTTTCTGTTTTCGGCTTCCGCATCATGACATCACGTCCTGCCACTCGGCTTGTAGTCATGCCTTCCGGGAGTTCAACGCGTGGTGCTGTTGCGGCAGGCGCAGCACCTGACAAGATGTCAAATATCGTCGCTGGCCCTTGGCCGGTGATGGCTGATTCAACGTCAGCTGGAATCTGAGGTTGATTACCAAGCGGAAACACTCCTTGCGATGCCAATATGCGGTCAAACTGCTGGGCGTCTTTGGTCTTTTGAACGATTCCCTGGGCTCTTCCGCGATTGTAAAATTCGGATTTGCGCTCTTCTGGAGTCAACTCCACGCCTGGAATCGGGATCCCCTGCGTTTCTGCAAACCCAATGGTCTCCAGAAGCTGGTTTCGATTGCCGGCTTCTTCTTGGGCGGTTGCAGAACCCACGATGTCGATCGACCCGTCAGGGTTACGTTTCAAGAACCTTCCAAACTTGGCCGCTAGACCCTCATCACGGCTTTTAGCCCCAAGCGTTGCCGCCTCCCGTCGCTGCTCAACGAGATCCTGGTAGTACCTATCACGCATCCGCGCCTCTTCAGCACGCTGCGCTGTTGCTTCCTCACGCGCTTGGCGTTGGTTCGCCAGCTGCAAGCCTGCGAGGTACGACTGCCCGATGTTTTCGAGTCCTGAGAAGGGGTTTGCCATAGGTTAGCCTGCGTCAAGAATTCCAAGTTCAATACCAGATCCGGTTCCAACTCCTGGTCCAGCCCAGTTGTTTCCAGCGGCAGCACTGCCACCGGTTCTGCCCCCAAATCCACCAGACCCCAGCGCACTAAACCCAAGGTTGGTCAACCCGGATCCAAGCGAGCTAAGGCCTAGGCCGGCGACTCCACCCGCGCTCGGCATATTGTATGTGCCAAGCAAAGCGGCTTGTTTCTTGGCCCGTTCGTCAGCACGAATGCTGGCGAGCATCTGCGGGGTAAATTCAAAATTCGCCAGCGGCGCCAGCGGGGTCGTGCCAAGGATATTCGCAAACTGCTGCCCGCCCGCCTGCCGCAAAGCCAACGACGTACGACCAAGATCGCGTGCTGTCAGGTTGCCGGCGGCTTGACTGCCGGCAAACCCTCCAGAGACCGCACGCCCGGCGGCCTGCCGCTGAACCTGCGCCGCGACATCCGGTGGGAGCTCCCCGCGAAGTAGCGCCAGCGCATTCTGAGTGCGTTGGGACTGTCCTTCCTGATAACCGGGAATCTGAATGCCGAGGGACTCCAGAAGCTGGGCGCGGTTGAATGCATTCCTCTGCGCCTCAAGCTCGCGTGTTCGTGGCGTCAGCTGCTCTGCCTCGCCGACGGCACCAGGAATATCGAGGCCAGGCATATTTGCCACGCCGCGAGCGCCAGCGCGATCTTTGCTAGCTTGATTGGCACTCACTGCGGCACCAACGCCGCTAGCAACGAGGCCTGTTCCGACTACTGCTGTGGCTACGAATGACATGGTAAGTATTGGTTCTGCCTCACGTAGGTGAGGTCGTTCAAAAGCTCTTCGTGATCCGTCTTGTTATCAAGATTCAGGTGAACCGTGGTCCAAATCGTGTCCTCATGAATCAGCAGCACCCGACGGGTTCCGGGCTTCGTGATGCCGGAGTATGGCGCCGTGTACGTCACGCACCCCTCGTTCTCGCTGACCACCGTGACCTTGCCTTTGGTGATGAAGAACGGGTTGTCGAACTTATGGATGCGGCTGGTGACAATCGAACCGGCCGGCATGAAGATTTCGCGCACGTACATCCCTTCCGGGAACGTGTGTTTTAGCGGACACTCCTGCTGCGGAATATTCGCCACAAACGCTTCCCACCTGTCCAGACGATCGTCGAACGTGACGGTCTCGTCCGTCAGGATGTCGAGCCACGTGACAGGCTGCACGGCTACTGGAAGCTCCTCAGTCATCAAATGAATCCTCCTAACCGATACTGGATCTTGGCGGAACCCCAGACCTGCACGTTGACGACCGTGCGCTCGTTGGGGCTGTAGGTTTCAAGCTCGTTCCGAAGGCTCCGCAGGGCCAGTTGGATCTCGCGCTCAGCCTCGGTGTACTGATTCCGGTCCTCCTTCTGGATGGCCTTCATCATGTGCTTGATCGCCTGGAGGTTTCCGATGAACAGCCAATCCGAGTCCACGACTGCCGGGATAAAGTCCAGTCGCACGATCGCTTCGACGACGGTGTTGGTGCATGCCTCATCTGCTGGCACGCAGCCGTCGCCATGGTCGATACAGTCGTTCTGCGCTTCTGCGTTGCACCCGGAGGTGCCACCGCAGACCTCGGGCATGCCGATAAGGTAGGTGCGGCGGTACTCGGGGTTCTGCTCGCTCGGACCCCAGACTGCAATCTGGGTCAGCAAGGTGGTTGTTGGGTTGTACGCCAGAATCGTCAGGCTGCCTTGAGTCAGCGGCTTCTGGGCACCGGTGAGACCGGGTTGCTTGAACAGGTTGACCGTCTGGACGTAGGCGGTCACCGCCGGGTTGGGCAGCGTCACGTACTCGCCCCATACGTACTCGCCGGTCACCGTGTCCAGCGTGCGGATCGGGTTACCGTTGGGGTCTAGCCCCTGAAGAAGCACGCGCTTGCCGGCATCGGCCGTCAGCTGGGGTTGCACGCGGATGTAGCAGTTTCCAACCGAGTCCCGGAACTGGGTGACCATACCGCGATCCAGTAGCTGGTCCTGCTCGCAGCCTTCACGGCCGCAACCGGTGCGCGGCGCTCGCTCGTCGGTCTGGAACTCGTACCACTGGTTCTGGATCGGGATGTTGTACCCGCAGACGTTCATCGCCTCGATCGTCTTGACCTCGCGAGGCCAGGTGATGCAGCCGGCAGTGACGCAGACGCGGAGCTTCTTGTACGTGCCCCACCACTTGCCCATGTCGGCCAAGCGCGCCTGAGCCTCGTTCAGCAGCTGGAGAAAACGATCGTCGCAGGTGGCGAGACCGACAGCCTGCGGGATCGTGGAGTTCTTGGCTTGGGCGAGGGTTTTTCTCATGTTAGCGGATGGCGCGAGCCATGACTCGCCACTTGGCTTCGTCGATGGCGGTTAGGACACCGGTGGTTTTGTGGTTCACAGCAATACCTGAAACGGCGCTACCGCGAACAAGGCCAATAGTGGTAGCGTTTGAAAATCCGGTGACCCGAATATCGCTTTCAGAAAGGTTTGTCCGAAGGATGCTTCCAACTGGGATGTAATCTCCGCCAGCCGGATTGATTCCGGTGTATCCGGCATCACCGGTTGCATCCGTGCAAATGATTCCAATGTCCCAAGACAATGGGTCCACCGTAAAACCATGCGAGAACGTGACTGAAGCACCCGCCGCCGGAATCGCCTGATAGTTTGCCACCGGCGTAATGTACCCCGACTCCCACACCGATGCCGGTGCCGAGTTGGTCCTCAAAAATTGACGGTCGGTTCCAGGCGCGAATGATGCCGGCCCGATATTCTGACCGGGGTTCAGCAGCTGGAAACGCGTGCCGTCGTAGACCACGACACACATCTGGCCAAGCCTGATGTCATTTGCGACCAGCGCCGTAGTGCCATACTTGGTGATCGCTTTGGTTGCGAACCCGTCAACCGAAAGTGTGCTGGGGCCAGTATTCGCGTTCGATGCCCCGAAAGCATAGGTTGCGCCGGTGCGATACGCTTGGTTCACCCCCGGAGACGCCGGCGCCAAGGTAACCGTGTAGGCATCTGGAACACCTCCGCCAACACCGTAGGTCAGCTGGGTTGTGACCCGCGCCCATCCGGCCGGAGCCGTAGTGTTGTACTTCAGGATTTCGACAGGATTTCCACCAGCGTCCAGGCGCAACCAGTAGAGTCCGAGATTCGGAGCAACCGGCGCGATCGCGCTTGCCACCCACTCTGGCGAGGTTGCGAACTGAGCAATCAGCGCGGCCGCGTAGGCGTCCAAGCGATCCTGCTCAGATGCGAAACAGGCGGGTGGCGGCAGCACGCCGGCGGTAAGGTTGATCTCAGGCATGGTTAGATGCGGTAAAGGTAGTCGTTGGGCTTACACGGGCCTGGGTCGCATTCAAGCGCCAAACAGCCCTCGGGACAATCGAAATAGAAGAACTGATCCAGCGGGGCAACGCAACGCACTGGGCGCCCCTGGAGGAACGATACACCGAATCGGCCGCCGTTGTTGATGACCAGTTCGTTTCCGCTCAGGCGCAGCACTTGGTTGCAGCCAATCTGGATGTTTTCGATGTACCGGAAGAAATTTCCGGTCTCGGACGTGAACGGCACATCGGGTCCGGGGCTCGCGCAGGTGAAGGTGTAGAGCGTTGGCGTGCCGGTCACGATTACCTCATCGTTGAACGAGGTGTTGCTGAACCCTTCGATGGTCGCGTAAGCGCCAAGCGTAAGCTGGTGCGCCTTGTTGGTTGTGTACGTGGCAACGCCGGCAGTGCGCTGGTATCCAATCGGGCGGATCTCCCACGGGAACTTCACCGGGTCGTTGATTCCAAGGAATCCACCAGCCGTCGATACGGCTGCACCGGGATTTGCGACGGTGAAAGTCGTGGATGAAGGGGTGCTGGCAACCGTGAAGACGCCATTGAAGGTGCCGTCAGTGACTCCAATCGTAGAGATTTCCATTCCCACCTGGAGTTCGTGATCGGAAGCAGTCGTGAACGTCGAGATGTTGGCAGCGCGGGATGCGGACGTAATCGGAATCTGGTAGTCGGTCGGGTAGTAATACCTCGATTTGTCCACGTCGTGGTTGTAGATCAAAAAGACTGCATCCAATGGCGCAAACGCGGTCTGATAGAACCAAGAATTAGGGCCGGTCAGGAGAATGTCGTTGTTCTCGATCAGCATGTCCTTGTGGGCTGCGATCAACGTCGAGTACGTCTCGGGGTTTGGGGTGCCAATCGTTTGGATCAGCGTGTACCAGTCCTGCACGGTCAGCGCGATGAACGCCGAGACCCCGAGGGCCGAGTTGTTTTGGATTTTGGTCCCTTTGTGCTGGTAGGAATCAACGTAGAAGCAGGTCCCGCGGAAGCCGTCAAAGTTGTTCTTCCGGATTATGGCCCCACTGGTCTCGCGCACCGTAACGGCAATCACGGGGCTCTGTTGATTGACGGGATCTGGGCCGCCGCGAACCTTGTTGCCTTCAAACAGGCATTCCGAGGCGAAGATCCGCCGGCTGCGAAGCATGATGACTTGGCCGTCGAGGTAGAGGCCGGGAAGTACGTTCGGGCCAGCTGCCGCAGCTGTGAACCGGAAGGCGTCGGGGGTTGATATGACAGTCAACGATCCAGAGAACCCAAGATTCACGGCCCCGAATCCAGTGACCACGATTGCTGGGAAAACGTCAACGCCTACCTGTGCGACAGTGAAAGCGAAGTCGCTGACAACGCTTACGACAGAAAAAGATCCGTCGAACGAGTTGTTGCTGACATCGACGGTAACGCTACTGCCAGGTGCGAGAAAATGCTTCTGCGATGTGGTGAACGTCACGACGTTCAATTGCCGTTGAGCGGAGATGATTCCAAAAACGTAGTTTCCTATCGTCACCGGAACCACATCCCCAACCCGCAGTGTGTGTTTCATCACACAAGTGTACGTCGCCACGCCAGCCGACCTTGACACCACGTTGATCGGGTTCACCAAGCTCGAATAGCCACCGATCGCGCACTGGGTGTTCGCCTCTGCATTGCCCGGATACAGCGTGCTTTGGATCGAGTTGCGCCCCTGGTAACCGAAGTCGTTGCTCAACACCTTGGCGCCGGCCGTGAGGTCATCGACGTTCATGGGCAGGAACGATTTCGCAATAAACGTCTCTGCGTCCGCCACACCGACGCCGAAATCGTAGAACTGGTTTTTCTGGAAGAGAGCCTTTTCTCCGCCATGATTGATTCCGGCGACCGTGTAGAGAGAGTTGACGCCTGCTTTGGTTTGCACCGTCAACGGCACGTTTGGCGCGGCCCATGCGCGGGCGTTCTCGTTGATTACCTCGTAGGCCGATCCAGAATCTGCCATAACCCCTGTGTTTGGACCAGCATTCGCGCAGGTAAATTGCGCCGGAGACGGCACTCCAGTGACGACAAACGTTCCGTTTAGCGTTGGGTCAGCGAACCCTGAAATGACCACCGTGTCTCCAAAAATGAACGGGTGAGCAAGTGCAGTGTCATAGGTGGCGACGTTGGTAAGCCGCTCGTAACCGATCATTGAAAACACCGTGGCGGTGCCGGCGTTCACGCAGAAGACCTCCTGTGCAGAAAGGACTCCAGCAACGACGAACGTGCCGTTCAACGCGGCATTGGAGTATCCGGTCACCGTGATCGTATCACCAATCGTGAATCCAAAATTCCATTGCGGATGCTTGGTGTAGATTGCGAATCCAAATTGATTGATCCGGCCTTGTGTTAGCACCACGCGAAGGTCTCGCTCGAATGAAAACTGAGTCACGTTCGTGATGAATCCAAACCCAACAAATGACAAGTCATTTCCGGGACCGGATGTCACCACGTTCGCGATGTACTGGTTGGCTGCGCTGATATTTGTGTACGGCGCAGGCGAAATCGGCGGGATGTACGCCGGAGGGGGAACGGAATAGAACTGGGTGCCAAGTATTCCGGGATCATACAGCGGCTTGTCTACGGTGTACGTGTTGACACCGTTGGTGCGCTGCACTGAGACGATCTTGATGTCCGCAACCGAGTTTTTCGCGTAGTTGCCGTCGAAGGTTATCCCCTCGATCAAGGTGTTCTTGCAGTTGACGCTGAACAATGGCACGCCTGGATAAGCCCCGGGAGCGCCCACGACACCAAAACCCGGGTAGTTCCCAATGGTCTTCAGCATCTGGATATTGAAGCCGAAAGTGTCCCCTCTTTTTGTCGAGGTGTTGTCAGCGAATTTGACGATCGTTTTTCCGACTCCTTTGCCCGTAAACGCGACGTTGTTGATAACCGGGGCATACCCGATCACGATGGACGAGGTGTAGCCGCCGCCGATCAGGTTGATCCAGCCGTCTTGAACCACTAACGGAGCGTCTGGATAGGTCGGCAGCGGCATCGACGCTGTGAAACGCGTCGGCGTCGGCGTGCTTAAAACTTGGAATCCAAACAGCCCTGGACCAGTTCCATTGAAAGAGACATCCGTAAACCCGTACAAGGTGATCTTCTCGCCAACAACCAGCCCGTGCGGCGTCGCCGTGTTGAACGTCGCGACACCTCCGGTGCGGACACGGTCGATAATCTTCACCCCCGGACTCGATCCCAGCAGAAACGTGCCCTCTGGAAAATCGCAACGCCCGGAAGCGATTAGGCACTCGTTGATTGCCCACGCGCTGTTTCGCCGCCCGCAGGGGTCAGCACCGTAATCGACTGGGTTTGAGGATGGCATTTTAGGTGGAGAGGAGCGGGCAGGCGACGCGACTGAGGTCCCCATAGAGATCCTCCTGAAGACGTTGCGCAACCATTGCCACACGTTTAAGGCGGAACCGGCCCGTGTTGACGTAGCGGAGTTGGAACTCATAACCATCTCGGGTGAATCCGCCAGTCTGCACGTCGCACTTGTCCGGAGGTTGTGGAAGGGCGATGCGCGATCTGGCGGGGGGTTGGTAGTATTTGACCTCTTGGCAGTTGATAACGGCCGGAGGACACGAAATTTCTCCGGGCTCGCAGTTGCGGTACTTGGCGCAGTCCTTGAACTCGGCCCACGGCTGCCAGCACTCGCCCTCGTTGGCCTTGAAGTAGACCTTGGATTCGATGTCGCCCATCACCTGGTCGTACCATTGCTCGGCACTCACCAGGCGCTTCTTGTTTGTGGGCTCTGCGAAAGTCAGCGAGCGCGTTTCAATGGTCCAGTCGATCGGTGCATCATCGAATCCATCGAAGTCGAACTGGCCGTTCTTGGTGACCTCGTAGAGGCCGATGTAGTCCTGATTCAGTCCGAAGGCAAAGCACCGCTCTGTGCGCTTCACTCGAACGGTCAGCATCTGGAAAACGTCCACGCCAGTCCAGACGCCTTCCCACGCCGGCGGCAGCTTCCGGCCCATTCCAGAAACGAGATCAAAATCCAGTACGACAAGACCGCCATGGACGATACCCCGGTTGTTGATCTTGCGCGGCTGGATGGTCATCAACATCCGGTTGTCGAAGTTTACCGCACTGGCAGCTGTCAGATAGAAATCAGTGTCGTAAGCCAGCGCCCGTACAACCTGCCGGCTGATCGGTGTGTTGCCGAACTCGGTGAAGTCTCGGCGAGCGTAGATCAACGACCGGATGCCATCCTGCGCCCGGAAAATCAGGTCGCCGTTGACCGCAACGATGGACTCATGGTTGAACGATCCGAAGTTCAGCAGAGCGAACCGCTGGATCGGATAATCGAGATCCTTCCAGACATCCCGATCAACCGGGGCGTTGAACGCGTAGGTTGCGGTAGGAGTGAATACCAGCAGGTCGCCGTCTCCCAGCGACGTGTCCAGGTTGGCGGCAAACGCCAGACCGGTGATTGGGCCGTTTGAAACAGCGAAGGCACCGCCTTCATTGAGGAACGTGTTTTCGGTGAAGCGAATAACCGAGTCGCGCCCATAGGACGGGTCGCCGTAGACCAAATCGCCGCCGTAGTATTCCGATCCATTGGCAACCCATAGGCGCCCCTTGCCGTAGGCCATCGGGCCGCCGACGGGAACCTCTTCGCCAGTTGCGCGCCGGAGCGTCGAGCCGTTGTAAAGGTACGGCTGATTCTGGCCATCCTGAATCACAAGCCAGTTTTCCGCCTGCTGAAAGTAGACGTGCGACCCTTGCGGATCGTTGGTCGCCATCTGGTAGCAGTTGAATGCCGGACCAAGCAGCGGGCCTGCGTCAACGCCAGGTGAGTACGTCGTGAACGTCGTGGCGCTCGGGACAGTCTCAACAATGAAGTCTCCGAAAAATCCATCAGGAAAGAACGCACCTGGAGGTTCAGTAAGTCGAACCACCATACCTGGGGACAGGCCGTGCGGAACGCCGCAAACGTATGTCGCGACGTTGGAAACCCGGCCGCGAGTCTGAACCTGGAAGGTAAAATTTATCGGCGTGAGGTCGGTGACCTTGAACCCGTTCTTAATGTCGATCTGGAACACCTTGCCGCCAACGGACGCAAACAAAAACGGATCCGTGTTGTCTGCAATGTAGGTGCCGCATCCTTGAAACTGGCCTTTTTCAAACGCCTTTTTTACCGCCGCGTTGTAGTACCCATTGTTGTAGACCACGGTCGGATCATCGAACGTGAGATTCTTCACCCAGATTCCCGGCCGCGCTTTCGGGAATCCTCCCCGCACCGTCGTGTTGACTGCCCACGCCAGCTGGTTGGGCTGAATGAGCGAGGGCGAAAAACCGCTATCCACCCCACCTTCCGCGGTGAGGAGGCCATCAACGATGCGATTTTTTTCTGCGACCATGACGCTTGAACCGATTGAAAGGCCATCGCAGGATTCCCGCAAGATGAATGAAAGCCCTGATTACCTGTCCATACCGTGGCGTACAAAAGACCGCTTTCTCATCGAGGCTGAAATGGTGCGCAAGGACGGGTACATCATGCACGCCGGCGTAAAGTACGGGCGCGGCAAATACTACCACTTTCGGCAAGCCATGACTGCGCTCTGGCCGCATTTCGATTGGCACAACTGGTCGGACCTCCTGATCCGGGAGTTCGTCGAGAATCAAGAGGTAGGCGTCATGGGGCCGGGATCCTCAGGTAAGACCTATGACTCCGCTGGGTTTGGGCTCTGCACGTTCTACATCTACCCCACCGGGACCTCGATCATCATGTCATCGACGACCCGCGAAGGTCTCCAGCTGCGCATCTGGGGCGCGATCAAGGAGTTGCACAACAAGGCTAAGGCGAGGCGGGAGTGGCTCCCCGGGCACGTGATCGAAAGCCGGTTCATGCTGACCAGTTCGGATGAAGATGCGGAGGCGAGAGACTTCCGTGACGGAATTATCGGCGTGGCGTGCAAGGTTGGCGGCACGTTTGTCGGCCTGTCGAACTACGTCGGATTGAAGAACGACCGGGTCATTCTGATCGCGGACGAAGCATCACTGATGGGGCGCGGCTTTTTAGATTCCGTCGCCAACCTCCGCAAGAACCCGGTGTTCAAGCTGATCGCGATGGGCAACCCTAAGGACCGCAACGACGCCCTGGGCGTGGTCTGCGAGCCTCACCCGTCGATCGGTGGCTGGGAGGGCCTTGAGTACCTTGAAAAGACGCGCACCTGGAGAACGCGGGCGCCCGGTGGCGTAGCTGTCCAGTTGTGCGGGTACGACACACCTAACGCGCTGTTCCCCAAGGGCACCAACCCATACAAGGGCATCATCACGCCGGAGCAGATTCAGGCGGACCTCGATTACTACGGCCGGGACTCGTTGCAGTTCTCGATGATGAACCTCGGGCTCCTGCCCCGAGACGGCGGCACCAGGCGCGTGGTCACCATGTCCCTGTGCGAGCAGAACCAAGCCTTCGACGATCCTGTGTGGGAACGCGCCGACAAGCTCACTAGAATCATTGGCATCGACGCTGCGTACTCGGGCGTCGGCGGTGATCGCTGCGTAATGACTGACCTGACCTTTGGGCCAGATTCATCGGGGCGCATCGTGCTAGCATTCAGCGAGGCTCCGATCGTGATTCCGGTTACGGCGATCAAAGCCCAGCAGGCCGAGGAGCAAATTGCCGAGTACGTCCTGCTGTACTGCAAGCAGCGCAATATCTCACCGGAGCGCGTGGGTTTTGACTCCACGGGACGCGGCACCCTGATGTCTGCGTTTGCCCGCCTGTGGTCTCCTGAGGTGGTGCCCATCGAGTTTGGTGGCAAGCCAAGCGACCGCCCGGTACGCAAGGGGGATCCGAAGACTGAACGCGAAGCCTACGGCAAAATGGTGACCGCGCTGTGGTATTCGTCGCGCCTGCTGATTGAATCGAGGCAGCTGCGAAAGCTGCCCCGCGAAGTTGCCGAGGAAGGTTCGATGCGTGAGTGGGGTATTGCCCGCACCGGACTGATCGACGTTGAGCCCAAGAACAAAACCAAGGAGCGCATGGGGCGCTCGCCTGACCTCTGGGATTCGTTTGTGGTCGCGCTCGAAATGGCGCGCCGAAACGGTTTTGAGATTGCAGGTGGGCAGGGTGTTGGTATTGTCAAGCGACAGACACCAAAGTGGCTGACACGTCTGTCAGAGAAACGTCGCACGATGGAGTCTGAACATTCGCTTACCTATTCCTAACTTATGGCCTCATTCAACAAAGTCATCCTGATCGGCAACCTCACCCGAGACGTAGAACTCAAGTACCTCCCGAAGGGGACCGCGGTCTGCAACCTGAGCTTGGCAGTGAATCGCCGCTGGAAGAATGAGGTCGGTGAGGAAAAGGAGGATGTCTACTTTGCTGAGTGTAAGGCTTTCGGGAAGCAGGCCGAAACGATCGCGCAGTACGTGAAGAAGGGGCACCCGCTGATGGTTGAGGGACGCCTGACCCGTGAGGAGTGGGACGACAAGAAGACCGGCGAGAAGCGGTCCACCACTCGGATCATGATTGAGACCTTCCAGTTCCTGAAGGGACGCGACGAGGGCGCGGCTCCGGCTCCGGCTCCGCGACGTGAGGCTGCACCAGCAGCTGCCGCACCGAAGGCTGATCTCGACGAAGATGATGTTCCGTTCTAAACCTTACCTATGAATCGCGACACGTTCCCTCCCGGTGGCTGGCAGTTCTACGAACCCAAGACCAACTGGAGCCCCAAGGATGTACTGAACTACGGCTTCTACGATATGGCGCGCCTGATTCATCAACACCGGATCGCCAACAGCATTCCGTCTACGATCGAGCAGGCGGTCAGCGATCTGGAGGCTTACAACCGTGCGCGTTTTCCTCAGTTTGCGGGCACTCCATCCAATTCATCGAATGTACAACCAAGGACTTCAGGCTGTCGCACGTGCGGCCGCTAAGTTGCGCCAAACGGCTCAAGGGGCGCGCATCCTAGCTGAGTGGCTGGGTGATGGTGGCACGCCTGTAGAACGCCAGCAGGCGCAGGACCGCATTGATACCTGCAAACGCTGCCTGCACAACAAACCCACGGATACGCGGTCGATCACCAAGACCGTGGCCGAGGCAATTCTGGAGCAGGAGCAGGCGCGCAACGAGATGGTCATGTTTTTGCACGGCGAGGGACTGGCGGGCACCTGCGATGTCTGCGGGTGCTACCTGAAACTGAAGGTTTGGGTGCCTCTCAGCTACCTTGGCGACACGGTGATGCCCGATAATTGCTGGATTTCACAGGAACGGAAAGCAATCTGAGGTCAATATGAGTTTCAAAGAACCGAGTAAAGTCTGGAACGTGGTCAGCGCGATGCTTGAAGCAGAGCAGCCTCGATCTCGCAACCGCGCCCGCATCAACGCGACATTCAACGGCAACCCTCCCTACAGCGACGAGGAGGCGCGAGACAACCGGATCCAGACCAACGTAAACTTCCTGGAAGGCACGCGGATCATTCACGCGGCGCGCCAGCAGTTCACCAACGCGTTCCTGAAACCGCAGAATTACTTCTCGGTAGGTCTCGACATAGGCCCACGGGACAAGCGCACCCAGTGGGGCAACATCATCACGAAGCAGCTGAACCGCGTGATGAAGCGGTCTCCGAAATACTCCACGGTCTTGGAGTCCCAGTTTGCGGCTACCGTGCTTCACGGCATCGGCCCGGTCACCTGGCTCCGTGATCGCGACTGGTGCCCATCGGCTCGCGGCACCGAGGACATCCTGGTCCCGACGAACACGTTGACCACGATGGAGAACCTGTCGCACTTCGCGATTTACACGTCTTTCACGGCGGCCGACCTGATTCGGATGACCCGGGGCGAGAACGTGGACGAGGGCTGGAATCTGAAGCTCGTGAACCAGTTGCTGGCCAACATGATCCAGAACGAGGCGACCAGTCTCCAGGTGAACGACTGGTCCGGCCAATACTTCCCTGAGAAGATTGAGGAAGATTTCAAGGAGAACTCTGGCTACTGGGGTTCCGACGCAACGCCGGTCTTGCGGTGCTACGATTTCTACTTTTTGGACACGACCAGCGACGACCCCTCCTGGCGCCGCCGGATCATCGTGGACCAGTACAACAGCGGCATCGGCAATATGCAGACCGCTGGCCAGTGGCTTTTCGACGCCGGAAACCGGTGCTACGGCCGGGACATTTTTGAGTTGATGCACATCCAGTTCGCCGACGGTGCTGTCGTGCCGCCGTTCCGCTGGCACTCGGTGCGATCACTGGGCTACCTGCTTTACGCGGTCTGCCACCTTCAGAACCGCCTACGCTGCAAATTCACGGACTCCGTGTTCGAGCAGATGCTCTGGCTCTTCCGCAACGTCGCGGACGGTGACGCTGAACGGATGGAGAAGATCGACCTGTTCAACATGGGCGTGATCCCCGAGGGCTTGTCGTGGGTTCCGCAGTCTGAGCGCCATGTCGTGGATTACACGATGCTCTCTGGGGCTATGTCCATGCACCGGCAGATTATGGCCGAGTCCAGCGCAGCCTACACGCAGGACGTGAACGACGGTTCTTCCAAGGAACTGACGGCGACCGAGGTGATGGCCCGCGTAAACAACGCCAACGCGCTCATGGGTTCGATGCTCACCCGTGCCTACACCCAGCAATCGTTTCAGTACCGGGAGATCGCTCGCCGGTTCTGCACGATTGACCATCCCGACTGCGTTCAGTTCCGCCGGAAGTGTGAAGTCGAAGGCGTCGATCCATCCGTTTGGAAAAACCTCGACAGCTGGGACATCATGCCCGAGCGCGTCATGGGTTCCGGCAACAAGATGCTGGAGATCGCGCAGGCCGACCGCCTCATGGCTATCCGGCCCCTGCTAGCACCCGATTCTCAGGCCGAGGTTGTGCACATGTACGTCGAAGCCAACACGGACGATCCGCTTTTGGCGAACCGCCTCGCACCGGTGGACAACAAACCGGTATCCCCAGCGGTCGAGCGCGCCACGCTGGCCTGGGGAACGCTCATCGACGGTCAGCCGGTGGTCATCGCCAGCGCGATGAATCGGCCCGAGTACATCCAGACGCTTCTCCAGATGCTTGGTGGCGCCATTGGGCGTATCGAAAAGGAGCAGGGCGGTATGACGACCATGGAACGTGTGCTGGGTCTTGCGAACGTCATTCAGCACATCCAAGAGCAGATGGGGTTGATCTCCGAAGACCCCGGCCAGGAGCAGAACATGAAGCTCTACAACGACGGAATCAGTCAGGCGTCGAACTACATCAAGGGCTACGTGCAGCGTCTCCAAGAGCAGGCTCAGGCTCAGGCCGAAGCCGGTGCAGCTGGCAACGGTATGAACCCTGAGGTGGCCGGCAAGATTCAGGCAATGCTCATCACCGCGCAGTCCAAGTCCGAGATCGCCGCTGCGAACGCCGAACAGAAGCGCATCCAGAAGCAGGTTGCTTTCGATCAGGACCAGCAGCGCAAGAACGCCAACACGATCGCCGAGGCCCAGCGCAAGGGCGCCATGACCCGGGCGGACATTGCGGCTCTGGATTTGAAGACTCAGGCAAATATCCTCAACCAATGATCCAATCCCCAAAACAAGAGTTTCAGCGCGACAAAGATCGCGTGATGGAGCTTGAGCGCCTACTGGACAACGCCAACTTCCAAGCCGCGCTGTTGGCTGCCTTCAACAATCTCTGCTGGAACCTGCCAGTATCCGAAAACCCTCAACACGGCTGGAACGCCAACTGCCGCCGGCAGGGCGCCAAGGCGTTGATCGAGGAGCTTCATGGACTGGTGACGACGCAGAGAGATAAACCGACCGTAAAACAGAACCTTGAATGAACTTGCTGCTATCACCAGACGCGCCGACCGAGCGGGGCGCAGATTACACCGAAGCCTTCGCTGGCATCGACGCCCTCGAAGGGAATGCGCTTGAAAATCCAATGGGTTCACCGGCGCCCGCCGCTCCCGTTGCACCACAAACGCCAGCCCCGGTCGCCCCGCCAGAACCGGCGCCCGTCACCCCGGCTGCAGCTCAGAAGAACGAAGACCCCTTCGGCCTAGACAAGCTGGTCTCACCCAAAACCGAGGTTGCTGCACCTGCCAAAACACCGGATCCGGCACCTAAGAACGAGCCAGCCTCGTTGAAGCAGTTCCGCGAGCAGTACGAACTCACCAAGAAGGAGCGCGACGATCTTGCCGCCAAGATCCAAGAGCTTGAGCGCGTCAAGTCCGAGGGCACCCGCAAGGAGGTTGAGGAGGCAACGAAGTCTCTCAAGGCGGAGATGGATGCGATCCGCAAGAACGCCGAGGAACTCGACACCGAGGTCCGCTACCTGAACTACACGCGCTCGACCGAGTACAAGCAGAAGTACGAGACGCCGCTGCGTGAAGCGTGGCAGACCGCTCTGGGGGACATCCAGGGCATCCGTGTCACGGACGAAGACGGAACCGAGCGTGACGCCAGTCACCAGGACATCATGGTGCTCTTGAACGTGCCGGTGGCCAAGGCAGCTATCATCGCTCAGGAGACATTCGGCCCGGCAGCGCCCGAGATCATGGCGCACCGCCGCCGGCTCATCGAGTTGACCCAGGCACGGGACAAGTCCATCACCGAATGGAAGGAGAAGGGCGCCCAGCGCGAGGTCGAATCAAAGAAGCAGGTGGAGTCTCGCCAGTCCCGCTCGCGTGACCTGTTCGAGTCGCAGTTTGCCGACTACGAGAGGACGCACGCCCAGCTGTTCGGCCGAGAGGAAGGTGATGAAGATGGCAACAAGCTCCTGGACGAGAGCGACCGGCTGGTTCGCATCGCGCTCAAGGGCGAGGGCATCGACGCCGACATGGGCTACGACGACAAGGTAGACCTCATCACGAAGGCTCAGGCTCAGGTTGCGCTACGGGCGCGGGCCTACGGGCGCGAGCGGCTGCGGGTAATCAAACTCCAGCAGAAGGTTGCCGAACTCGAAAAGAAGATCGGCAAGGTCCGGTCATCTGAGCCCGGTCAGGGCGAAGGCACCTCGACGGCTACCCGGGTGGCGCCGAAGAACGCGGAAGACGCGATCGACGAACTGCCGTCAGCGTACTAACGAGCGGCCTTACGGCCAGCAGCGGCTCGGCGTTGGAACTCTTCCGCGCCGAGCTTTTTTCTGCCGATGTGGGCCGCAAGAGCGCGAGGATCGTCAGCGCCTTGCTTTTTGAGTTTCGTGACCAGCTTGGCGTATTTGGTTTTCATAGACTCACCAGGCGCGGCAGGACCAGTACTTGGCCGACAGCTTCGTTCCCGGAGTGTCGCAGTTAAACCGAGCATGGAATCTCTTCCGGTTCTTCGGAATGTGCTTCTTGATCGGCATCTTGGGGTCGCCGAAGCGCACCAAACTCACCTTGCCGTCTTCCTTGGCCAGCACCGCGGACTTCTTGGACGCGCCCGGGGTCGCCTTGGGCTTGTTGTAGCCCGCGAATTTCTGGCCCCGGTACGTGATCATTTCGCCTTGGGCAGCACGTACCACCCAGCTGGAAGGTTCACCTTATCCGGGCCGGAGAGCTTTCCGTCCTTGTCGAACGCGTACACGCGAGCGCGGACAGGCTCTGCCAGCATCACCGGGTCACCGTTTGGGACCAGGATCACTTTTGTCTGGCAGCCCAGGAAGATGGGCAATGCGATCAGCCAGATCGTTCTTGAGAGTTTTGGGCGCATTTCCGTCTTGGACTGTTGGCGCAGGCGTTTCCCGGATCCAGTCCAGGAACGCCTTTGCCAGTTGGTAGATCCAGTTCACGCAGCTGGGGTAGCGGGAGGAGTCGGAGGGGTCTTGGAGTTCTTCCAGACCGACCAGCCAACGCCGAGAAGCGTAATCACGGCGCCGGCGAGCTCATTGGCCTGGTCAACAGTCACGAGACCTTTGGCGACTAGGAAACCGCCACCGAACGAGAGTCCGTGGCGGACGATGGATTTAATTGAATCGTTCATTTCAGGGTCATCCTACCAATAAGTTGAGCCAGCACAACCAAAACCCCGAGGCCACCAAACAGCTTCCACTGAAACTGCTTGAGTCCTTCGAGGGTGGCTTTGATCCCGTGGATGTCGGAGACCATCCCTGCGTCTTTATCACCGATGATGGTTTCGAGTCTCACGATGCGGACTTCAAGGTTGTGGAAGTTCTCCTCCGACATTGGTGGGTGGGGGTGTGGGTTGAGTGGTTGCAGGGTTCTTGTGCTCAGCGTCTTGTCGGAGCAGTTCGCTGATGATGATTACTGCCGTGCGGGCCACCTTGAAATCGCCTTGCCGCCTTGAAACTTCAAGGGCTGCGATTAGATCGTTGGCGGTGGTTTCGTCGAGTTTGAGTATGAATTCCATGCTCGGCAAACGTGTAGCGTTGTCAGGCTTTTGGCAAGCTCTCGCTTGACGCGAGTTTGCTAACCATTACCGGTTGGACGATTTTTTCCCGCGAAACCCACGGTAGCGGGAGGCTGACCGGGGTGACAGGAGGATTGATCTGCACCTCGATCTGTGCGTCCAGATTGGCGTAGGTGTTTTCCACGCCGTAGGTTCCGAGAGCCGACTGAATCCAGCCGGTGACGATCTCGGGCGTGAGGTCGTCGTACGGAATGAAGGGGGCTTCCGGGTCCAGCACAAACTGCTGAGTACCTTGATTGGTTGCGGTGTACTTGCCGTCAGTTGCGCTGACAGTGTAAAACGCCGAGACGACAACATCGGTTTTGCCCTGAAACTCCGGGTAACCGATCAGTGTGGTGGGTGTCCAAGTGTAGGTGTTTGACATATCAGTTTCCGTAGACGGGGATTTTGACGAAGGAACCGTTAAGGTAGATGCGGATGAAACCGAGTGAAGCAGCGGGGAGCGCAACTGCACCGGCAGTGGCGGTGGCGAAGTATGTGGCGGCAGCACCGTTGGTGGCGACGAATTGAGCAGCAGAACCGATGGAAAGTTCGTTTGCTACGGTTGCGCCCGAAGTAATTGCAGATCGTCCAATGCAGATATTTGAAACCCCAGTTGTAGTGGTATTGCCAGCACTAGATCCAAGAAATGTGTTGCTATTTCCTGAAAGTAACGCAGAACCACTGTCAGCACCAATTGCTGTGTTAAATGAACCAGTAACGATACTAGCCCCCATTGCATTCGATCCAACCGCAGTATTACCACCACCAGAAGTCCCCAATGCCAGTGCATTCGATCCGATTGCCGTGACATCCGCAGCAGTGTTGGCGCGTCCTGCTTGATAACCCAGTGCAGTGCAGTTGTTACTGCTGACGACAGCCCGAAGCGAATCAAACCCGACAGCAGTATTGTTGGCACCGGAGGTGTTCAAAAGAAGTGCGCCAGCTCCGACTGCGGTCAAGTTGCTGCCGGTTGCAACAGGAGCAGCAGAAGATCCAACGACAGTGTTGTTACTTCCAGCTGAATTAGCATTTAGAGCATTACGACCTATGGCAATGTTGTCAGCTCCACTCGACAATGCCCTGAAAACATTCTGTCCAATGCCGATATTGTCAGAGCCGGTGATGCTTACAGAAGAAAAACCTGCGTTAAGCCCGATCATCACGTTTTGGCTACCAGTATGAACCCCAGCGGCAGAGGTTGACAACGCAGCATAACCGACAGCCACATTGTTTGCACCAGTGCTGATGGCTTGTCCGGCAAATGCGCCTAATGCCACATTTTGGCTTGCGGTAGTATTAGCTAGAGCAGATAAGCCAACAGCAGTGTTGTTGTTTCCTGCCGTGTTAAGCTGTAGTGTGTTGTTGCCGACCACCACATTGCCGTTGCCGGTCATAGCGGCGCCGCTCAACGCAAGCCTTCCAACCGCAGTGTTGTTGTTTCCGGTCGTCGCACGATACAGCGCCTGAGAACCAATCGCCGTATTTCCGGTTGCACCCGTCGTCGTAGCCGCCAGCGCCGTCGTACCGACAGCGGTGCTGGTGCCGTCATTCAGAAGACCACGCCAAATATCGACGTTGACTGCAACGGTCAGTTTGTCTGTCGCTTTGTCAAAAAGCAATCCAGCATCGCCAGCCTCCACGCCAGCATCATTGAAGATCACCTGCCCATTCGCACCAACCCCACCCGGAGCCGGAGGAGCGAACATAAACTTCATCATCTGGTTGACGATGATAGATTCGATGTCCGACTTGGGCAGAGTCATCACCTGAAAGGTTTCATTGATGAGCTGCTGATTGGTCAGGTTCGGGTTGAGCGGCGTGCCAGTGTTGGCGTTGGCAAGCGCAACAGCCATGGCAGACCGAATCGTGGTCATGTTCTGGAGGTTCAGAACACCCTGCGCGTCGGTCACAAGGGTACTAAGTGTTGGGGTAGGCATAAATCAGTGTGCAATGTTGAATCAAACGAACTCAGCGAACGTGTACGATGGGTTTCCGGTGACAGGAGCGACGCTGATTGCGCCCGTGTAGCCGTCGAAAGTCAAAGATGATCCGGAAATACCAGCAGTTGCCGCGCTCTGAAGGACGTAGTGGTAATCCGTGGTAGTTGCGCCAGTGCCGAATTTTACGTGCAGGTGCTCACCTTTCTGGTTCTGGATCACAAACCGGCGGCGCGCCGGGTTGGCCGCAGAGGCGGCCGTTGCGGTTCGCAAGCCTCCGGTACTAGTCGTGGTCAGCGGCGCACCTGGCGAAGCAGCCTGAATTTGCTGGAGAAGCACCAGCATGAAACTCTCTTTCACGCCCGGCGACAGGCAGTCAAAACATCCGCTCAGGGCTGCAATTTCTTGAGAGCTGAGGGCAGGCATATCAGGCAAAATAGAGGTCGCCTACAATGTCGCCGACACCGACTGCGACGTTATCCGCATCGGCCGATCCAGTGACCGTGGTCAAGCCAATGCCAGTGGTGAAAGCGATTCCGCCGTCCAGATGGATGTTGGAAACAGAATTAGGAGCCAGCGCAATTGTTCGCACAACGCCGGTGCCAGCCGTCGGCAGCGTGGTCTGGTTGTGCAACTTCACGTATCGAAATGCCGCGTTGGTGTTGGCAAGGCTCCACCCAACAACACGTCCGGCCGCATTTTTGACGATCGTCGCATTCGTGGTTGCCGCAGAAACGATGTGCGCGCCAGAGGCGGCACCGGTGGCGTTTGCGCGATACTGCGTGCCAACGTCGCCGATGGCAGCTGCACCAGCAATCAACGCAGCGATTGGCTGCGTGGCCTGCCAGTAACACGGAAGGCTGACGTACCTTTCAAACTGAATCGTGGTCGTTCCAGCGGTCGTTGCCGTGGACATCCGGAAGCGAAGATACCGCGCCTGGCGAACCACGTTGAACAAACCTGCGGCACTGAAAGTGGTCGCAACGGCCCCCGCTTGGGAGTTAATCGAGGCAGTGACCCAGGTTGCATTATCTATCGACCATTCAGCCGTGACAACGCCGGTTGTGCCCATGGAAGTGCATTGGAATGCAACACCTCCGTAGGCCAAAAGATCCAACGTGACGAGAATCGTGTTGATCGCAATGACACCGGCCTGCGTGTAGGTCGTTAATGCAGCGTCCGGAAGGCTTGCTGGAACGGGCGTCTGATCGGTCGGAAGCGCAACCGCAATGCTGCCCGCTCGAAGAGCAGGGCCAAGTGTCGGAATCCGCGAGTTAAAATTAGCCTGCGTGAGCAGCGAGGCAATCGTTATCTCGGTCGCGGCGCCAGACGGCAGCGGCAGGGCTGAAGCTGAGATCGGTTGAGTGACTCCAGAGCCATCGACTGGAACGCGGCCGCCAACCAAGGTCGGGGTCTTGCCGTCGATGCTGGCCAGTGAGGCGTTTCCAACAAGCTGCAACGCTTCAGTTGCGCCGCCGACAGGGGCCGGAGGAGCCGGAGGGTTGGCTGTGTTTTCCTCAATCGAGTTGAGCAATCCAAGCATGACCGTGTCTTTGACGCCTGGCGAAAGGCAATCAAAGCACCCAGATTCGGAAAGTATCTCCTGAACCGTCACGCTTCTTCCTCCATGTCGTCCATCTCCATTTCAGATCCCTCAGCCTCCTCCATCTCGACTTCTCCGCCGCCCAACGTCACGCCGTCAAACGCAACGATTTCAACGGTTCCATTGGGCGTCATTCGCCAGTCAACCATGGCGGTTCCGGATTCGCCTTCGAGCTTCATTCCCTCAGGAGGCATAAACTCGACAACCTCAACCTCGGCGCCCATACGGCCCATGCCGTCCATCTTTCGTTTTCCCATCATTTTTCCGTACATCGTAAAATCCTTTTCTTTGGCCTAGTTGAGAGGCTGCCAGCATCCCGGACGCTCCGGAAGGCTGCCAGCACCTCGGGGGCTCCCCCGAAGGAGAGCCCCGTTTGGTGGTAGTTTAGATCGCGAACTCCAACGTGACGTTCGTGCAAGGCACAACCTCAGTGGTCGTTCCAATCGCGCTGCCGGCCAGCTGGATCACGTTGCCAGAGACAACACTCCAGGTTCCAGACGCAGAGCCAAACTCGGCGTCCCAGATCGTCTGCAAGGCGGTAACCAACGCAGCCGGGGTGGCCTCGCTGATACCCGCGTTGGTGACGATGTTGTCGTCGCACATGATGCCGGTCGTGCCGATGACGAAGTTCCCAGCGTCGTTTGCAACGGCCGTGAACTGAACCACAACACCGCAGACAGGATCCGCAGAGTTGTAGCTCTGAGCGGGGTTGCCGGGGTCGGCCTCGCAGACCGGGATGATCTCGATGCAGCCGCGATCGACCTTGTGGAAAATGGCTTCAAGCCATTCCGGATGCTCGGGCTTCACGGCCAACTGGAAGTCGGCGATGAACTTGCCCTTGTTGCCGCGACTGTTGTCGATCGGCTTGCCCGCACAGTCCGCGCCCAGGTCGTTGGTCGCGAACTTCCAGCGCCCACCATAATCCCGAACCATGAACGGCATATTCGGGTTCACGGCCTCGGGGCGGAACGGCATCACGCGCAGGGCGCGAGGGTTGTTGATGTAGCTGATCTGGTACTGGGACTTGTCGTAGTCTTCGTTGAAGACGGACTTGATGCCCTCGGTGGCAGCCACGTTCTTGTACGGCAGCACCAGGGTGTAGTTGCCAGCGGTTCCGGTCGCATTGAAGCGCAGCGGGAACTGAAGGACTTTCACCATGAAGTCGCCAACGAAACCCATGAAGCCGTACTTGTAGAACTCCTTGGCGGCCGGGGCGAAAACACCGAAACGCCAGGCATCGTACAGAGATGCGTTCGTCTTCGACAGATACCGGAAGGTGTCCTTGTCGGTGTGCAGCTGGAGGGAATCATATCCCTCCTTGCCGGCCTGAATGGCGCCCAAGAAATACTGCCGAGTCACGCGGGACTGGAGGATCTCCGGGGTTAAGCGACCCAGCGAGGCAGCAGTGATCGCGACACCAGCGTTGTCGGTCACGCGCAGCGTGGTGTAGCCAGCGCCAACCCAAGAGAAGTTGATCGGAGGCAGACCAGCGGCGCACGCGAAAGAGTTGCCGCCCACCAGTGAGCCAGCCAGTTCAGCCGCCTTGCGCTGAAGGTAGTACGTGGTGATCCAGTTCGTGGCCGGACGCAACACGTCGTCGATGATCTGACGGAAGTGCTCCTTGGCCTTCGTCTTCGTCATGATCTGGTCGAAGCACAGGATGTCGGAACCCCATGACTGCTTCTCCAGCGAGTATTCGTTGCGGCTCCAGCCCCAACCGATCTTGTTCTCGGTGGGATCGCACGGCTGGCCGGTACAGGCCGCGCCAGTCGGGTTCTCCCAGGCTCCAGTCACGTTCGGGAACACGCTGTTGAAGCGGTCGAAACGGTGGGTGGTACCGGAATACGCGTCGAAGGATCCGGTGTTGTAGTATCCGATCATCCCGTCAAACGGGCGGATGTCCTTGAGCACTTCCTTGTCGTACACAGGCTCCTGCGAAACGAGGAAGGAAGCAAACTGCTTACAGCTGATTACATTTCCTGCGGCCATATTGGCTCTCCTGCCTCGGGGTTTCTTCACCTACCCCTCCGAGACAACGAGGCAGATTGCGGGTCTGTGAAGACCAGTAATCCAACCTCGGTGGCGAGTCCGAGCCGTGGAACCGGCGAATGCCCTTCGGCACTCTTGGCCAACTGGATTAACGCGCCCAGTTCGCGCTCGGTTGACGAAACCGAGTCAATCGTCGTGCTGGAAGCGTGCTAGCGCCTCTTTCGGGTGTCAACCGGTTTTTTTGACGAAGCCGCTCGCTCACCCTCGCACATCAAAACATGGTCCTCGATCGCGATAATCAACACCGCAGTTTTCGTCCGGCGGGATCGAATCGCCTCATCTTCTAACATCTGGGCCACCTCAATCGGCAACCTGTAGCTCACTCGAATCGTGTTACTCATGCCGGCGAGTGTGCAGCTTGTGCTTGACACGTCAAGCCATAGATCACAGCCTACGGCTCACGATGGAACTCCGGCCGTACCAAAACCAGCTGTCCAACGACATCCGATCCGCGTTTGCCACCGGCGCCAAGCGCCCGATCGCAGTAAGCCCCACTGGATCCGGCAAGACGGTCCTTTTCAGCTACATCACCTCGCAGGTCCTGAAACGTGGATCCCGGGTTATCATCGTCGCGCACCGGAATGAAATCCTCGAACAGATCAGTTCCACGCTCAAGCGGGTCAGCGTGCCTCATGGATTCATCCAGTCTGGCAAATTCATGGCTCAACAATCTGCCATGGTTGCCTCAATCCAGACCCTTGCGCGACGGTTCGATCGCGTTCAAGAGCCCGACCTTGTCATCATCGACGAAGCGCATCACGCGGTCTCAAAGTCCTACATCCAGATGTTCGCCAACTGGCCGAAAGCCAAGTTCATCGGCGTCACTGCGACCCCAGAGCGTCTCGATGGCAAGGGCCTCGGCTCCGTGTTCGACCGTATGGTCATGGGGCCGTCTGTTGAGTGGCTCATCGACAACGGATTCCTGGCCCGGCCGGTCTACTACGCTCCCCGGGAGGCCGTGGATCTCTCAGGCGTCTCGAAGCTCGCCGGCGATTACAATCTCGGTGAGGCGGCCGAGATAATCGACACCCCAAAAATAACCGGCGACGCGGTAACGCACTACCGGCGCTTTTGCCCAAACCAGCGGGCGGTGGCCTTCTGCATCTCCGTCGCTCACTCGCAGCACGTTGCGGCACAATTTGAAGCCGCTGGCGTCCCGGCAGCGTCGATCGACGGCCAGCTGGATCAGGAGACCCGCAAGAAGCGAGTGGAAGACCTGACCGCCGGCCGCATCCTGGTCCTCACCAGCTGCGAGTTGATCTCCGAGGGGTTCGATCTCCCCACGGTCAACGCCGCGATTCTCCTTCGGCCCACTCAATCGTTGTCCATGCATTTGCAACAGCTTGGTCGTGCTCTCAGACCCTACCCCGGCAAGACTCACGCTGTCATCCTCGACCACGTAGGAAACTGCATGCGGCACGGCCTGGCCGAACAAGATCGCGAGTGGGACCTTGGCGGCCGCGAGAAACGCAAGTCGAAGTCGCGTCTGGTCGAAACCAAGCAGTGCTCGAAGTGTTTCGCGATCTTTGCCGGCACCACCTGCCCGCAGTGCGGATCCGAACGCGAGATCGCTCCTCGGGAGATCGACGAGGTCGATGGCGAGCTTCAGCGCCTGTCCATCGAGGACATCGCCAAGAAGCGCGACGAACGCCGCGAGGAAGGAATGTGTCGAACTCTCGAAGATTTCCGTGCCCTTGCCGCTCGCCGTGGTTACAAACCGGGATGGGCTTTCTTCCGCTGGAAAGCTCGCTCGCGCAAAACCAGTACGCTCACCCTTACTCCATGACCTCCTTGCCATGACCTCACCGCTATGACCGAATCCGAGCTCCAGGCTCTCATCCTCCGCGCCGCTGGATCGAAACCCCACGTCCGTGTGTTCCGCAATCAAGTGGGCGAGGGGTACGTCGGGAAGGCCATGCGCGATCCCGAAGGCGTCTTCCTGACCGACGCCCGACACGTCCGCATGGGCCTGTTTCCCGGGTCCGGTGACCTCATCGGCTGGCGTACCCTGACCGTCACGCCCGACATGGTCGGCAAGCCGATCGCCCAATTCCTCTCCATCGAGGTCAAGACCCCCACCGGCCGCGTCCGGCCCGACCAGCGCAACTGGGCCGACCAGATCACCGCAGCCGGCGGACTCGCTATCATCGCCCGCTCAATCTCCGACACCGACAACCTGTGAACGACGCCCCATTACCATCACCAGCAATCCTCACCCAGATGGGCACCCAGACAGCCCCCAAACACCTCTCACCCGAGGCCACCTACCGCTTCTACGAGCGCCTCGGCATGACCTGCGGCAGCAACCCGCCCACACCTGACCAACTCCAGACGGCCCTCCTTGAGGCCAACGAATACGACCTGAACTCCGAGGACTGACACCTCCTCACAACCCCTACAAGCACCCATGGAACTCCACGAACTCGCGGACGCACTCGCCGTCCGCGTTGAAGAACTCTGCACCCAACTCCTTCCCTCCGGTCGCCGCATCGGCACCCAGTGGGTCATCGGCAACGTCTTCGGTGACGCCGGCGACTCCATGTTCGTCGAACTCCAGGGCCCCAAGCAGGGCCTCTGGTACGACCACGGCGCTGGCGAGGGTGGCGATCTCCTCGCCCTCGTCGCCCAGAACCAAACCCTTCCCATCGGCCGCGCTGCCGCCTGGGCTCGCCAATTCCTCGGCATCCGCGACGACTACCAGCCCACGCACCGCACGTTCGACCCCCTTAAGCACGGCCACCGAACCAGCGTCACCGAGCCGTACCGCTACGGCACCGCCGCCTGGCCCTACCACAACCCGGACGGCACGATCCACGCCTACGTCGTCCGGTTCGACCTCCCGGACGGTTCCAAGGACGTGCGCCCCCTCCGGCTTCTGCCGCCCGATAACCAGCTTCCCGACCCACTCAACCCCCGTCACTGGCGCTGGAAGGGCTGGCCCAACCCTGACCCGGTCCCCCTCTTCAACCTCCACCTCCTCACCCGGCGCCCGAACGACCCCGTCCTCATCGTAGAGGGCGAGAAAACAGCCGTCGCCGCCTCTAAGCTCTTCCCGTCCCACGTCGTCATCACTTGGCAGGGCGGGTCCAAGCGGGTCGCCCGCGCTACTATCGACCCCCTGCTGACCAGAGCCACCCCGATTTTCCTGTGGCCCGACCACGATAAACCCGGCCGGGACGCCATGATCTACCTGAAAGCCCGCCTCCCGGCCGCCCGCGTGGTCCACCTCCCTGATTCCCTGCCCGACGGCTGGGACCTCGCGGACCCAATCCCCGCTGACATCTCTATTCAGGGCCTCCTCGACGCTGCTGGCGATTTACCCCGCCCGGCTCCGGCAGCACCGGTGCCAGCCTCAGTCAACCCTCTCGACGACCTCCATTACGACCCCAATTCAGGCCAGTGGTGGACCCGTAACGCCTGGGGCGATTACGCTCAGATCAACGGTGACCGCGCTCGCACGCTTCTCCTTGAGTGCGGTATCTCCCACGTCAAAGACGAAACCGGCACCTCCGAGGTCGATCGTCAACTCCTGCGCCGCACCCGGGACACCCTGATCGAATACGCCGGCCCACTCGCAGGCCACCGCGCCGGCCTCTACGGCACGATCCTCGTAACCCGCTCCGTCGTCCCGCTCGCACCCGCCCCCGGCGACTCCTCCCGCCTCCAGACCTACCTCCACAACCTCCTCGACCAGAACGACGACCAATACTGGCGCCTCATTTTCTGGCTCGCGCTCCGCCGGCAAGCCGTCCTGACAGGCACCTGGCGATCATCGCAGGCCCTCGCGCTGGTCGGCCCAGCCGCGTGCGGCAAGTCCTTCGTCCAATCCGCGGTCATCACCCGGCTCCTCGGCAACCGCATCGCCAAGCCCTACCGCTACATGTCCGGCTCCACCGACTTCAACGGCGACCTCTTCACTTCGGAACACCTCTGCATCGAAGACGAGGCCCCCGGCCGCGACATCCATTCCAGGCGCGCTCTCGGCTCGAACATCAAATCCATGCTGTTCAGTCAGAACCAGTCCTGCCACCCCAAGAACCGCCAAGCCATCACTCTCCGCCCCATCTGGGCCATGTCCATCTCCCTCAACGACGAGCCCGAGAACCTCCAAGTCCTACCTCCCCTCGACCCTTCCCTGATGGACAAGCTCATCATCCTTCGCTGCGTCCGCCATACCCTCCCGTGGCCAGGCCCCGAGATCGAAGTCCTCAAGGACATCCTCGACACCGAACTCTCCGCCTTCGCCCACTACCTCGACGGCCTCACCGTCCCTGAGCATCTCGTCGAACCCCGCTGCGGCCTGAAAGCCTACCAGCACCCGGCCATCCTCGAAGAGCTCATGCAGCTGTCCCCAGAACACCAACTCATCGGCCTCATCGACACCGTGATCTTCGAGAACGAATTTATTACCTGGAGAGGTACCGCAGCCGACCTCGAAACCATCCTCCGCGACTCCAAGTATTCCCGCGAGGCCGACCGCCTCTTCCGCTTCAACACCGCGTGCGGCGTCTACCTCGCTCGGCTGCATGAGCAGGATCCTCACCGCATCTCGAAGGCGAAGACCAACGGGAAGGTCCGCTGGGCGATTTCGCCTCCAGCTGGGTTGGCTGTTGACTGGAATCAGTAAATCCATAAAACTCACTCAGTCATGAAACAATCCCCCGAAGACAAAGTCTTCTCAGACGCAATAAACGATCGGTGTTGGGCCAAGACCCAGTCCGAGTACAACTACGCTAAGGGCACCCTAGTTCACATGGCAGTCGGTGAGCGGATGCTCCTGCCGAACAATAACTGGGGCCACCAGGAAATCGTTAAGCGTGCCCAGCGCCTCGGTGGCTTTATCCTCGAAGGCCGATACCTCGTCCGCGTTGCGGAAACTAAACCCGTCGATCAAGCCGTTGTCTTCGGTGTTGACGGATACCGCCGAGGATTCAGCTGGATCAAAAACCTCCCAGAAGAAGGATGGCAAGGCACGACTCAGGAACTCCATCTTGCAGTGAAGGATGTCGAGTCTGTCGTATCCTTTGGACGCCGACTCAAGCTCTTCAACGACCACGTCGATTGCTTCGAGCGACTCATCCGGTTTAGGACACGCCCCTGGAAATTGAAGTACCTTCCAGACGAATATGACCTCTGGGACGTGTTTACAGTGTCTCCAAATGAATAAAAGGGTGAGGGTCTCCGAGCTGGAGGCCCCTTTTTTTTGACCCCTCACTGTGCGTTTGAGCCCCTAGAATCAATGGTTTGCTGATGTTTTTTTTCTCGTAGTAGGGGGCTAAGGGTTTTTTCACTTTTGCCAGGGCTGCACGGAGCATTTGCTGTACTGGCAGAATCTGTAAATCTGTAATTCTTTTGAGTGGAACCATCAATAGTCACTTTACCCCTACTACCCTCTACCAGTAGAACTAGAAAGCCTAAGAGTGAGGGCAAAAACGCAGGGTGAGGATCGGGCTACACCCCTAATGGCACCCCCGTCACCCCCTAGGTCGAAAAGCGTTCTATGTCGGTTTGGAAAATGGCCTAGGTATTGGGGAGGGGGTCCCGTAATGACATCCCGGCAAACGCGGCCCCCACCCACCCCACACCGTGGGGACGGTCCAGCGTCTAAGGAATCCCTTATGGGACCCGCTGGTCAGGCACGGCCGTCGGGGATGGGTCAATCAAGGTCCGGCAGGGATTGGGGGGAGCCGACCAAGGTCGCTGGCGAGATGTCGATGGGGATGGAGGACTTCCCTCTTCCAGTTGAGGCAGCCGGACGGCGAGGTATGGCGAGCAAGTCCATGAGTTGGTCCTGCAAGGTGACCATGGCCCGGGCTGCGGAGATCCGATCGTGGGCAGGTGC